AGGTGACGGTCACGGAGGTGATACCCGCAGGCACAACCCAGGTGTCATTAGCCGTGACGAGCAGACTGTTGCTGGTCAACGACCCCGGCATCTGCACCGTGATCTTCCCGCCCTGCACGATCCGCAGCCAGGATTCATAGGCGCGCTGTTGCAGGCTCGACTGCACGAGTTCCATCTCGTGTATCAATCGCCGTCCATCTTCCTCACGTAACGAAACGCGCTGGATCAGCCAGGTTCCACTGATACCAAGTTGTGAAAGCGTCACTATCGCGAACTGACCAGCGCGGAAGCCGTAACTGCGCACGCGACAGGACAAGGTTTGCCGGAGCACGCCGGAGGTCGCCAGTCGGAGATTGGCATAGCCAATGCCGAGCAACTGACAGTCTGCTGTGAGATTGCTGCTGGGATGCGTCACAGATTCGACGTTCTCGTATCGGCCAGTCCCACCTTCAATCGCCGCCCGCGCCGCGATTTGATCGTCGTTCTGACGTACCTCGGTGACGACGACCGCATCCTCGCTGGACGCCGCGACCGGCGTGCCTGTGACGATCACGGTTTGGACATTTCTGTAGGTTTCACGGTCGATCTTCAATTCGGCGTCCTCGATATGGTCCTCATCAAACACCAACGGAGCGGCGGCATTCGACGTGACCCGAAACTGAACGGACTTATCGAAATCCACGTAAAATGTTTGGCCGGTAATCCCTGCGACATCACGCAGCACATCGAACGCCGACCCGCCGCGCGAATCGACCAAGGGCAGCGTGGTGCCTCGATCGGCAGTGCCCAGGAGGAGGCCCTCGCCTGCTAACTCATTGTCTATCAGACTATCCACGACGTTGAGGAGAGGGAGGTTCGTGAAGTTTCGCATTACCTGATGCCGCACCAAAATCTGCGACCAATCCGTACAGGTGCACTCGAACGTGCGATAGGTGAGGAGGTTGTTCGTGCGGCGTGAAATCCTGTCGATGGTGCCGGCAAAGAGCGTCTGCGAGAAGTAGCGCACCCGCACGACATCCCCCACCACCGGCACCGTCGCAGGGTTGACGATCGTGAACGAGCACGTCACCTGCTCCCCCAGCGTGTCGTCGATCTGCAAGGTCTCGGCCTTGATCCACTCCCGCCAGGAGACATTGTTGAGGGAGACGTCGAGGGGGGCGTCGGCTTCGGCGTCCGTCGTGGCCGTGGACAGCGCCGTCTGCGAGTCCAGGGCGCAGGAGGCTAGGGAGGGACCGGCGAGCATCATGCGGGTAGCCCTTTCAGCCGGAGCATCGAGGGGAGGTTATTCGCCACGTGCTTCATAATGGGGCGGCCATCCAGCTCGACGATGATCGTGGTGGAACCGCCCAATCCCTTGTATTGATCCAGTGGAACGATGGCTTCCTTCCCATGCAGAATGGCGGGCGTACCGGCTCCGAAATCCCCCACGCCGCCTTGCGAAAGGCTGGCAATAGAACCGATGGCTCCTGAGCCTGCTGTGAGAGAGGTCGCAATGCCAGCCGTCCCAAGTGCGGCCAGCACGCCTGCGCCAGCAGCTAATTGTCCTGACGCGGCAATCATGGCAATCGCCAAGGGAGCCATGACGCCGGTTTCGGCCAGCACCCCGCCCATCATCGCAAGTGACGCAGACACGACTTCCATGACCGTCACCATGATGCCAATGGCAGCTTGCCCAGTGACGGCGGCGATGCTCAGGGCAGCGATACTGAACCCGGCAATCACGGCGTTCGTCCCCTTGGCAATCCCGATGCGCGCCGTTTCCCCTGCGCCAAAGATCGACGTCTTGGCACTCTCAAAGGCCACCTCAGCAGATTTCATCAATGAAGTATGCAAAAGATAATTGGCCCCCATCTGCACGAGACTCTGTAGTGCCGCCTGCACGAGTGTCTGCTGCATACTCTTCCACCACTGCTTGAAGCTGGTCCCCTGCAAAATCCAATTGGCGGTTGCGCTTGTGAAACTGGTTGATATTTGAGCCATGGAAAAAACGTTGCTGGCTACAATGTCCTTGAGTTGCTGCTCCCAGAAGGTAGGATACTGTTGGGCAATACGCATGCGCTTGGCCAGGCCCTGCTGCTCGATGTTGACAAGTTGCTCCTGATACTGAGCCTGCGTGATGATCCCAGAATTTAACAGTTCAATCTGTGCCTGCTCCTGCACGTGCATCTCTGCCACCGCTTGATTGGCGGCGGCGGCACGGACAGCCGTGACATCGCCCAAGAATCCGCGCTCTGTATCGTATCTAGCAGAGGTCACCGCCATGATCGCATCAGCACGTGATTTCTCATCGGCCACGTACTGATCGCCGTAGGTTTTCAATGTTCGATAGGTGGTGCCAGCTTGGAGTCCCTTTTGTTCCTCTGCCATAAACTGGCCTGGGGTAGTGGTCCCTGCTCCGAATACTGAATTGATGCGCTCCACCTCCTCGACCACGCGCTTGGAATACTCGCTGATGAGCAGCGCGCGACCATGAAGATTATCCGCAAGTTCCTGATTGCCTTTTTCATCTTGGCTAGCAGCCCTTGCCATGTCAAATGACTTCCCGAAAATGTAGCCCTGCTCCTCGACAGCCTTGACGAACTTTGCCCCGTACTGCTCAATCAGTAGCTGACGCTTTTGCATAAAATGTTGGGCATAATTAGTGCCCTTCTCAATTTCTTTTGCAACCTGTTCAGGTGTAATCGTGATGCCGTACTGCGCTGAGAGTTGCTGTGCAATATTGACTGTGTCCTTCCCCAGGTTGGTGATCTGCGCTTGTTGATTGGTCAGATTGCGCACCAGTTCTTTCTGCCCCAACCGTTCCTGTGCCTCAGCCGCCTTCAGCGCCGCATTGGCAATGGCATTCAGCGTCTTGACTTGCTTCTCGCCCGCCTCTGTGTTTTTACGCGTCGCATCGACGGCGTCCATATCGGCCTTCGCCTTCGCATTGATGCCGGCAATGGCATCCTTGGCCGCCTTGAACGATGCTGTGCCCATCGCCAACAGCGCCCCAGGAAAGCCGAGAATGATCTGGCCCACGTCTGCCAGGGCGTTCAGGAAGATGGTGACTTTCGTGAAGCTCTCCACGATCTGCGTGGCATAGCCCACGATCTCCGTCTTGAATTCCACCCAGTTTTTCTTGAGATTGACAAAGAGACGCGAGGAGGCCACGTCAAGCCCATTCAGGGAGATTTCATAATTTTTGTTCGCATGATCGAGTTTATCGAGATTGGCAAGCAAATCCTTCCCCATCATGGCACCCAGCCGACGCATCGTGGCTTCCGACTCCTGCATGGCCGCCGTGCCCTGATTCCACATCGGGATCAACCGCTGGCCGGTGCGCCCCATAAGTTGCCCGGCCAGTTCTGCCTTCTCTGTCCCGTCGGCAAACCTCGACATGGCATCAGTGATAAGCATGAAGGCGTCCTGCGTATCCGTGACGCCGTGCATGTTGACCCCCAGACGCCTGAAGGATTCAGCGGCCTGCGAGTTCTCATTTTGTGCCAGTTGGATATTGCGTGCTAGGGTGCGAAACCCCGTAGAGAGATCCTGCGTCGAGAGGTTGGAGTAGGCGAGCGCCGGTTGGAGCCCTTGCAGATAGGTGGTCGAGACGCCTAGCGTCTGCGACATATTGTTCGTTGCACTGGCCAGGTCAGCCATGCGATCCGTGGCTTCCCAGGCGTATTCAACAAAGGATTTGAGGGCCATCCCGCCCGCAATAAAAGCCGTGGCGACCGCGGCACCAGTCGCGACCGCGCGAATGGTCGTCTTGTCTAGGGCTTGGATCGCCTGAGCCAAGCCCGAGGTCCATTCCTCTGTCTCGGCCACCAGCTTGACAACAACTTCTCCTGCTTCCATAGGCTACTTTCCTCTTGCATCAATAATAGCCTTGCGCTCACGGTCGTAGAATTCGGCCCACAATAGCAACTCCCAGGTCGTAATCTGCCGAATCTCTGCGAGCGTCTTACCGAGGTCTTTTGCGAGGCGAAACTGAAAGATGAGGTCCGGTGTCAGATCGAAAGGTGCGATCGGCGATCAGGCTAGCCTCCTGTCCCGTATCGAGGCCATTCAGCTCCATCACCTTTTTTGCAATTCGATCTACGACGGAAAATGCCTTTTCCTTCAGGATGTCCTCTGTCAGGACAGGGTCGACCATGCCGGCCAAGACCATCATGCGAACCATCTTTGTCGTGTCAATTTGCCCGTTGATCTTGCTCTGTGCAGCTACTTCATCCCGTTGCGCCAAACTAATGGGACGGAGCTTGATCGCCCCGCCCCACTCAGGCACGTCATACAATTGCTCCGTCCGATCTAACGCAGAGGCAATGTCCGTCGCGCTCAACACCTTAATCTCTGACACTAACATGCGTCACTCCTTCACGATGGGAGGGGTGGCAGCCTCTCCGTCTAGGTCGTCGTCAGGGCTTCCGTCAAATTCCCCGATCCCAAAAACTCCACGTCCGTCTTGAGCAGGTCGCCCACGCCGCCGACGATGGGGCTGTACCCCTTCAGCACCACCAGCCCTGACCAGGTGGGATTGCTCGCACTCACCGTGGACGTGCCCCCGAAGGCTGAAACCGTCATCAGGGTTTTCGTCCCCGCCTTGCTCTGCGTGTACATATTGGCCAGCAGCGTGTTGGTGTTCTCCCCGCCGTCGGCGGTCGAGAACGATTGCAGCATGGTCATCTTGAACGACCATTTTTCCAGCCCGATCACGCGGCTATGGGCGGTCAAGCCCATCACCGTGTCGTCGTGCTCATCGGCATCGCGGGGCAAATCCAGCTTCATCACGCGGTTGCTCACGTCCCGCGTCCCAGTCGCGGTCGAGGTCGAGAGGAGCACTTTACAGTTGGTATAGATCACAGCCATGATGAAATCCTCCTTACGTTACGGAATAGTCACACGCTTGACGTGTAGGTTGAAGGCAATGATGAACCGTTGATTGGCGTCACGCTCCAGCAGAAACGGTGGTTGCAGGGCCGTCACCCAATGGTAGAGCACCCCATTGATCGTCGTGTCGCGTAGACCATCGAACAGCGCGAGGGCCTGGCGCGCGACCGTCGAGGCGGCATCGTACGCGAGCGAGCGTGACAGCACCTGCACCGTAGGCTCCTCCAGGATGGCGTGCCCCGTCGCGGCACTCATCACGTGCTGAGAGGGAAATCCCCCCGTCTCTCGCAGCACGACAATATCGTTCGGCGTTTCCTGCATGGCCCCTTTATAGATCACCGTCGTCATCCCGTTACTGGAGAGATGTGCGGAGAGATCATCCAGCAGCATCTCACCCCCCCTTCAACAGTGACGCCCGTAGACTGTCGGCGATGCGGGCGGTGAATCCAGCCATCCGCGCCTTGAACGGCGTTTCCAGATACTTCCATTGCCCTGTCCTGGCCCAATGTGCATAGCGGAGCCCGCTGGGGCTGATACCGCCAGTTCTGCCCGAGCGGGGATTTTCATGCACGGCGAGGGCATAGGGGGCCGCCGCACCGCCATAGCCCACGAGCACCGTGGGAACCGTAGCCGTCTGATCCTCGACCACCGTGGCACTGCTCATCAGCGTCCCTTGATCGACCGGCACGAGTTGATAACTGTCCAACAGCAACAGATTCCCTTCTTCCAGCAAGGCTCCGCGCATCGCCGGTGTAGCCTGCTCCCCCAGCGCCTTGAGCGTGGCCATCACCCGCTGCGTACCGTACACTTCCATCGTGAATGCCTTAGACATCAATCTCCAAATGGTGCGCGCCTGATTCGTCAGACAGCGCATTAATCGCCAGAATCGGTGGCTCTTGCGGATCAAACCCTGACGGCATGGTGAGGCGATCCGTCGGCCCAATCGGGGGCTGCCCCATCACGTAGATCGTCGCCTTGCTCACGCGCTCCACCCCCATCGCGTCCACCACCTGCTTCTGCTGGCCGGACACGCGACAGTTATACAAGATCGGGACACCGAACATCGCCGTGCCGTACCCGTCACGCCCCAAGAACGGCTGAATGGTGATCGTGTCGTTCATAAAATCCATGAATTCGTCGAGTGACATCTTAGCCCCAGGCTCCAATCCGTAGCGAGAGCCCCGCCGTGCTGCTGGCACTCGTGATGAGGGAGATGCGGCCTGCCCCCCCTTGCAACCCCTGCCAGAAACGCTCTTCGCTGGACAGCACCACCAGGCACGTGCTGGTCGTCAGGACCGTCGTCAGACTACACCGAAACGTCACGGTGCTATCGTTGCGGAGCAGCACATGCGAGGCCAGGAAATTAAAATCGAACACCTGCGGAGCCACCGGAGCCGAGGTGCCGATGAAGCTCACGTCAGTGACATATTCGTTGATGCGATTGACAGACATATCCCCCTCCTATTTAATGCGCCGGTAGCGTTCAAGAAAGCCGACGGACTCCGGCGGCAGATTCGACGCCATATCAGATCGCAGGCGATAGGTGACCGACAAGTCGCCCACCGATTTGCTGGCAATCGTGCCGTCTCGCTTGCGCCCCAGATAGAGGCTCTTGGCCCCTTCCAGGGCCGCGTGCTCCAGATCGTTCGGCAAGGTGCGCGTGCTGCCGGTACTCATCACCCATCCTGCGTCATAGTCCACGATGAACACCTTGCGCTCGCTGCGCGGGGCCACATGGGAATCGAGATCCCACTCCACCCCTGCCGACCAGGGGAAGCCCAAATCACGCACAATGAATCCAGCCACATCGTCGTCGATGACATAGGAAGCAGGATCAACGAGCAGGCCCGTCGTCCCGTAGTACATGGCCGTGATCGACACCACCGGCGTGCGCGACACCATCAGCCGATTGCTCCCGAATCCTGCCAGAGTTTCCCGGTAGAATTGGCGCAAGGGCGGGTAGCCGATGTACGTGGCGACGGCGTCGCTGGCTGCAATGATGGCGTCAGCGAGTTGATCGTCCGCGTCAGTGGTGGTGATACCCAGGTGCGTCTTGAGGGCGTCCACCGTGGTCATCCCGTCGCTGGTCGAACTGGTGGTGACGGTCAGCATGATCCCTCACTTTGGTGCCGGTGGTTCGTAGCTGACATTGGCATGGCGACTGCGGAGCGTCCCCAGTTCCAGCCACATTTCCGAATCCTGCATCGCCCCATCGAGGTTGGCAATCTCCACGACGCGCTTGTGCCGCTCCTGCCGCAGCCAGTCGAGGCGCTTGTGCAGTTCCGTGAGCTTGACCAGGCTGGTCGGCTCCGTTTCAAAC